AACCAATGCTTCAACAAGTGAAACGAGGAAGCTGAAAAGGAATGAGCATCTTGCCTGAGCTGTTTGAACAGGGAGCACTATACGATGTGCTTTTAGATTTCGGTGAGACCGTTACTGATCGCGCACGCTCTAACATCAGAATTCAGCAGACACGCTACGGCAAGAAGCGCAGAGCTAACACTACAGGCACGCTTGCAGCTTCGCTATATTACGATATAGATGTAACCGGAACTACTCCATCTATCGGATTTAACTCATCAGCTGATTACGCTAAGTGGGTGGAGTATGGTAGGCAAGGTAAGGAGAGCAATTACAAAGGCATAGATACACGCTTCGCAGCCAGTGCAGCCAAGCCTCCTGTGGATGCCATTCTTAATTGGATGAACTTAAAAAAGATTAAGCTACGCTCAATAGGCGAGACAGGCAGAAGAACTAAGTTCGCTAAGAGTGCAATAAATAGAGATGAGGCACAGCGCTTAAGGGTGGCTAATGCCATGGCAAAGAGCATTGAAAAGAAAGGTATTGCACCACTGTACTATTGGAGAGATGCTTATTTAGAGACACTACCTGAATATGGAGCGCAGCTGAATGAGGCAATGGGGGATGCAGTCTATGTTTACATCTTAAATCAAACGAGAAAATTAACTAATATTAAACCTGTCTAATAATGGCAATAACAATACATCAGCAGCCATACGTTTTTACAGCACTTAAGCAGAAGCTTATCGTGGTGGCTACATCTTCTAACATCGGACAGCCTGGCTTTCGCTATGTGATAGAGGTAAGCAACGGCACTACTACCAATACTTTTTACGTGCAGCCTAACATCAATGGCGCTTTAGTGTTTGACCTTAATCCTGTGGTTAGCTCTGCAATGGATTTGGGAGTAAACAGCACTGACTCAGTTCCTTCATTATTTGCATCTATAACGGTGCAAGATGCGGCTACATCGCGTAATATCTTGGGCATTAGCACAATCATCAAAGAAGGTTATGAGGTGCTTGGTGTATTCGAGGTGCAGGCTACTGCTTACCCATTAGACGGCAGCGCTTTAATCAATGCAGCGTTTCAGATTAGTGATGGCTTTAATCCTAATCCAGCTACTCACTTTGCACTAAGTTCAGCAACGAGCTACATCATGAGTGATTTAGTACGTAGCACCTATGCCTTAGATGATGTATTAACTAAGTATAGCTTAGGCGCTAACACGATAGGCATAACAGGATATAATGATGACTATGGGGTGCTTACTATTCCTGCTGATGATGGCACTACTTTAACAGGTAACGCGATAGATGAGGTGCAAATCATTCAATTCAATGCAGCAGGCTCACCTATTCAGACTGACACTTTAGCGTGCGTAATTGCAGCAGGAACTATTAACCATTTGCCTCTCATGCCTGCTAACATCAATGAGATGTTTGCGTTAGATGCGGCATGGCATCACTACATCTTAAACTTCAGAACTTCGGGAGGCTCACCATGTGCACGATCAATAGCAGTATTCAAGGCAGCTGACGAATGTAGATTTGATAAGGTAAGATTAGGATGGACTAACAGCAGAGGCGGATGGGACTATTTCAATTTTACTAAACGCTCTGAGGATTCTTACTCAATAGAGCGCAAGAGATATAGAAAGGTAGTGGGTAACTACGGCACAGCAGATGAGACTACTGAATTTGGATTTAACACTTACGATAGAGGGTTAACTGAGCGCAGTCCATTCGTTGAAAAGATGATGCGCATACGCACTGACTACTTAACAGAGGGACAGTTCGAATACCTTAAGAATCTTATCTACTCCGAATCAGTCTACATGATTGGAGCAGATGGAAGCGCTACTCCTGTGGTCATTGAATCTAATAACTACGTGGCTATTAAGACTCGCAGCTTTGCGAAAACAGACTTAGAATTGACATTGAAATTTAGCAACGATTACACAGCATGAAGCCATCAGTAATATTAACGGTTAAGGCAAGCAATGGAGCTGCTGTAGTAGTAGACTTATACGAGAATGAGAGCATCAGTTACTCATCTAACTTCAATAGCGTTTCTGAGTTCACTACCAGGGGCGCTTTCTCGCGTGAGTTTAGAATCCCTGCTACCAAGAATAACGTAGATTTCTTCGGGCAGCAGTATAATGTGAATTTGCTTAATGATGACACTACGCAAATTAACGTATTACGCAAGATAGAGGCAACGCTCTCAGTCGATACCTTACCCATTGCTGAAGGACACATACAATTTAAGCAGGCCATCACTCAGCAAGGTAAGATGCATGAGTTCGTTATAGCTTTCTTTGGAGAGACTGTTGACTTAGCGCGAAGCATTGGAGATAAGCTGCTGAAAGAATTAGACTACTCAGATTTAGACCATGAGAATAGTTACGCTAACGTCAATGATATTAACGATGGTACTTTATTCGGTGGAGCAGCGTGCTACACGCTTACTGATAGAGGGCAGAATTGGAGCGAAGATACAGCCATTGGTAGCAGAAGGATATTTAGTGATGTTAATCCTATCTATACAGGCGAGCTAACTTTAGCACTTCAGGCGAAATGGCTTTTAAATAAGATTATCACAGAGGCAGGTTTTACCTATACAGGCACTACTATAGAGGAAGAGCTGCAACGCATGTACGTGCCTTACATTACAGGGCCACGAACTGAAGGCTTAAGTAATGACGAAGCTAAATTTAAGGTAGATTTCACAGCAGCTACTTCATTTAACTTAGATGTTCAGGCTGAGAATGGATACTATCAGAAGCAGCTGACAGGATGGAACGAGGTAAGTGATCCATCTAACAGCTGGGTATCCAATGCCTACACAGCGCAGGGTAGTTTTACAGCAGGAGTCCAAATTAAACTACAGGTGGAAGTAGATACTACAGGTTATACAGCAGATACTCAGCATTTATACGATGTCATGTTACAGCGTGTAAGAGGTGGAGTAACTGACTTGCTACCATTTCCTACAACAATGGGAGTAGGGCCTACATCTTACCAATACAATTATATCACGCAAGGCTTTCAACCTACTACACCTGTTAACCCATTTAGCGTTTATTCTACTTTTCAGTTAGATGTGCAGCAGGGTGATGTTTACACTGTAGTTATGCGAGCGCATCCAGGTAGCTCACCATTAATAGAGATTCAGACAGATGCTTTAGGTATAAACAGCTTCTTTGCATTCTCTTACGTTAGTGGTTTAAACTATGCTTACCCTGTTCAGATAGCTAACAACGCTCCTGAGATGAAGCAGGTAGATTACTTGCGCGACATACTCAAGATGTTTAACGCTGTCTTAGTTCCTAACCCAAACATGCCTAATGCTGTTGAGATAATTCCAATGGTGGAGTATTTGGGCAGTGGTAATGATTACGATTGGACAGGCAAGTTAGACACATCTAAAGACATCACATTAACTCCAGCTTCAGACGTTAGAAAGCGAGTGCTTAAGTGGAGCTACAAAGAGCAGGGAGATTACTTTAATGCATTCTATAAGAAAGGTGCTCAGAGAGTTTATGGTGAGCTAAGATTAACCGATGCAGGCAATGACTTTAGTACAAGTGATTATACTGTTGAGCTAACTTTTGGAGCTTCACCTTGCGACCTTATACCTAACACTAACTACATCATCCCTAAATACTTTAATGAGAAAGGTGAGTTTATGACACCTGGGCCGCGAATTCTTTATAGAAGAGATTCATCTGAAGATGCTGTGGTTATGGTTTATGATGAGGTAGCTGAGGAAGGTACGTTTACTATTATCCCACTACTTAGCCATTACCGTTCTATTCCAACAGCAATAGGAACTAATGACCTAAACTTCGGGCAAGAGATTCCTCCGCATCCAATAGAGACCATGCCTTTAAAAACACTCTTTGATAGATATTGGAGAGAGTATATTGCTGAGCTGTACGATGATGAGCAGAAGATAATGGAGGCTTACTTTCAGTTAGGAGTAACCGATGTATTTGGGCTGAAGTTTAACGATAAGATTTGGATTAAGGATTCGTGGTGGAGAGTAATTGAATTAACAGATTACATAGTAGCAGATGAGCAAGTAACTAAGTGCAAGCTTATGCGCTTGCTTGACATCGGAGCGCTATGCCAATACACACCATCTACCATTAATGTTAGCACAGGAGCAGTAGAGTTTTTAGATTACGATGGAGACACAAGCTACGGATCACAAGAGTGCTGTGAGTATTACGGATACACATGGAGCACAGCTAAGGGCCGATGCTACGCAAGCACAGGAGAGAGCGGTAATAACGGCATCATCAGCTCACCTAATAATGTAGGTGGTAGCAATATCACTAATACGAGTGGCAATCAGAAGAGCGCTACCGGTATGGGTAACGTGAATAGAGCTGAGATAGAAAACAATAATGAGCGCATCTTAGTGAGTGGCTTAGGTCATGGCATTAGTCCTAACAATAACTACTCGCAAGCGCTTGGATATCGCAACTTCATCAGGCCTAACTTGGAAGGCACTACAGTTATGGGCCGATGGGCAGAGGCTGATGTGAGAGGGGTGCACTTTGGCGGTGGTACGTGGTACGATGGAGCATCTGATTTCGGGATAACACTACCAGGTAGATCACAACATGGCTTTATTCAGCTCATGGGATTAGGTAATTTAGAATCTAATCCTACTAACGTAGATTTGTTAGTAGATGGAGTAGATGGTGGTACTATCATCATGCCTACAGAATCTGTATGGATGGTTAAGGTATACGTTTCAATCCTTGAATACTACTATGGCACTACTGACTTTACAGGCAATGTAGTAAGCGTGGAATATTCTACCATGTTTTGGCGCGATAAGGTAACGCATTACGCTGCTACTCCGCATAAGATTCAAAGCTTTGCTAATGGCTTCCCATCTAATGACTTTGTTCTACACACTCCAATAGTAGGCGGTGCAATAGCTCCATACATTGAATGCAAGGCTACAGGCAAAACAGCGGTAATCAGCGCAACAATTCAATACACTCAAAGTAAATTCCAACGCACTCCAATAATATGAGTAATCCTGAACAAGATATTTTGATGAGCATGACTTTGCTACGCAATAACGTGCAGGGTAAGAGTAAAGAGTTTAAGCAGGCTGTAGGCACTTACCATGCAAGGCGCAAGGTGTGGCAAATAAGAGCTATTAATTACACTACAATAGTAGGGGTAATAGTATTAATTGGATTAACAATTTATAGCGTAATATAATGGCTACACAAGAGATGATATTAAAGCTTCTGTTTAATGATGACGGAACTTTTGCAGGATTAGAAGAGATTAACAAACAGCTTGAAAAAACTGATAAGAACACTCAAAAAGTAGAGGAAGCTACTAAGACTTTAGCGCAACAGTATAAGATATTAAAGAAAGAGCAAGACCTATTCGATCCAGGCACAGAGAAGTTCAATGAGCTATCCATTAAGATGGGTGAGCTTAGGGATAGGATGAACGATGCGGCTGATGCTGTTAGGGCAAATACAGGCCCAGCTATTGAGGGGATGAGTAACTCATTTGGTTTAATGGGTGAGCAGTTAAGCAACTTAGATTTTGAAGGATTAACACAGTCGATTCAGTTATTTAGTGGTAATCTCGCTCGCATAGACACTAAGGCTTTAACGGGTGGGTTAAAAGCTGCTTTTCAAGCAGGGGTACAAGGTTTAAAAGTATTAGGTAAAGCTGTATTAGCTAATCCTTTATTAGGAATAATTGCGGTACTTGTTGGTATTATAGCATATTGGAAAGAGATTAGCGATTTTGTTACCGGTAAAGGCAAGATGCTTGAGAATCTTAAAGCTCAAGCTGAAGCGCTTAAATCACAAGAGCAAACATTAACAAGAGAGCTTGCACTTCAGAAAGCATTAGGTGCAGGAGCTGGGCAGATATTACGCACTGAATTGGAATTGCTTAAGAATAAGCAAAAGCAAGCAGAGGTAGCTATGAAGATAGCCTATGCCGAAAAAAATAGAGAGGAGTTTTTAGCAGCACAGCAAGCACAGTTACAAGCTATTAATGAGCTTGAGATGCGTAAGGTTAAGATTAACCAAGATGCACAAGCGCTTTTAGATAAGATTCGTAGTAGTACAGATGACCAATACAATAAACAAGTATTGCAAAATCAGGCCTTTAGCGAATACAAAAAAGCTACTGAGGAATTAAGTGTATTGCAGCAAATAAACAACGAGAGAGCAAGGCAGATTAACACAGAGATAGCCGCAGCTCGCCAGGCAGGAAATAACGCTTTAGCTGATCAGTTAGTTTTAGAAAGAGAATCATTAAAGCTTCAAAACATTTCACTCCAAAATAATAAGGATGAGATTTGGAATGCAGGAGAGGCAGCTAAAGACAATGTTAAGACAGAGAAAGAGCTTGAGGCTATAGCTAAATCTAAAGCAGCAGCAGCAGAAAGAAAGGCTAAGGCAGATGCTGAAGCAAAGAAAATTCAAGAGGATGCTTTAGAAGTAGATAAAAGATTAGATGCTATAGAGAAGGAGAGAGCAGATGCTAAAAAGACTGATTTAAACAGAGAGATAGATGACACATTAGCACTACAAAAGACTGAAGAGGAAGCTTATAAAAAAGCAAACAAGAGTGAGAAAGAGCTGCAAGATTTAAAGATAAGACACTCGCAAGAGCTGCAAGGATTATTAGAAAAATATGCTAAGCTTGAGCAAGAGCTTGCAGATGAGGCAGCAAAGAAATTAAGAGAGTTACAGCAGGAAGGTATAAATCAAAAGCAAGCTGAGTTAATAGAGCTTCAGTCTATTATTGATGCAGCAGATGAGGCTAACTTTCAAAATACTTTAAGCAAGCAAGAGCAGGAGCTAATGGCTCAGCAAGAGTATTACTTTCAACTTAAGACACAAGCTGAAGCAGCAGGCTTAGATGCTACTGCATTGGTAGAAGAGCAGGCACGTAAAGAGAATGAGATTAAAGAGAAGTATAGAAAGGAAGATGAGGCTAAGCGCATGGCTAACATTCAATCTAATTTCGATATGGCAGGCCTTGCATTGGATGCGCTAAGCTCACTAAACGAGGCATCGGCTAAAGGAGATGAGGCAAGCCAGCGTAAAGTGTTTGAACGTAACAAGATGATTCAGAAAGCGCAAGCTACTATAGCTATGGCTTCGGGTATAGTTCAGCAGTTAGCTGTTCCACAAGATCAGTTAACCGGTATGAACTTCGCCAAGGCAGCAGCATTAGCAGCGGCAGGTATTGCTAACATAGTTAAGATTAATCAGACTCAATTCGGTGGATCTACTCCTTCGCCAAGCGGTGGTAATTTAACTGCACCATCTGCAAGCAATGCACCTGCTATAGATTTTAGCGCAGCCAATCTTCAGACTAACGCACCTGGTGGCTTAGAGACTTATGTGTTAGCAGGCAATGTAGCCAACGCTTTAGAGGCACGTCAAAAGATAATAGACCAATCTTATTTGTAACGAATATGGCGAATTTTCCACTATTAAAAAAGTGCATCACAAGAGGAGTAAGAAACGCTTTATCTGAAATTGATAAGGCAGAATTAGAAGATACTGAGACTATAATAGATGAAGTGATTAACGCTATACTTTTTGAAATATCTGAAACATACGATAATGAATGACAAAGTAAAATTAATTGAATACGGCCTCGGTGAGGAGGAAGATAACATGGGCGTTTATGCAGTAAGTTTGGTAAGCGAGCCTGCCATAATGGTAGACTTCGTTGCGCTTAGCAAGCAGAATCTTTTACTGGCGAGAGTAGAAGATGGGGAGAAGCGCATGCTTTACGGCCCTGCTCTGATTCCTAATCAGCCTATAGTACGCTATGATGGTAATGGTGAGAAGTATTTCATCACATACAGCAAAGAGACTATTGAGCAAACAGCTCAAGAATTCTTAAAGCGTAACATGCACCATAACCACACTATCCAGCATGAGATGCCTGTAAACAACTTAACTGTTGTAGAGTCATGGGTTACTATGGGTGCACATGATAAGAGTATGAACTATGGCTTCGAGCTGCCTGATGGCACTTGGATGATTGGTGTTAAGGTAGATGATGATGCTACTTGGCAAGCTGTAAAGAATGGCGAGGTTAAAGGCTTCTCAATAGAGGGGTGGTTTGCTCCAATGTCTGAGACCAACGTACAAGAGAAAGACTTAGAGAAGCTATTAGCTGAATTGGCTAAAGCGCTTGAAATGAATTTGTAAATTTTTCCACTAATAAATATAACACATGAACATGATTCAAGACATTTTAAACAAGTTCGCTCCACAGCTTTCAAAGCATGGAGTTAAACTATCTGTTGAAGAGACTCCTGTAGCTGAAGAATCTACTAAGGTAGAGATGATGGCTGAGGGCGCTTTGATGGATGGTACTATGATCTATTCACCTGCTGCCGAATGGTCTGAGGGAGTAGAGATATTCGTAATGGATGCAGACGGCAATCCTTCACCTTTAGCAGATGGCGAATACACTTTGGATAACGGTAAGAAAATCGTTGTTGCAAGTGGCTTAATCGCATCAATCGAAGAGGTAGAAGCTGAAGAGCCAACAGTAGAAGTAACTGTTGAGCAAGAAGTAGCTGAGACTTACAGTAAAGAGCAAGTAGAGGGATTGTTAAACAACATCATTACTGAGTTCGAAGCTAAGTTAAGCGCTGCTGAGAAGCAAATCACTGAGCTTTCTAAAGCACCTGCTGCTACAACTGTTAAGCAATCTCGCCAAGCAGCACCGGTAGCTCCATTAAACATCACCGCCATGAGTAACATCGAAGATAGAACTCGTGCAATCGTAGCTAAATACAAAAACAAATAATAAAACAAAAACAAAATGGCTGATAACTTGACCATCACCTCATCTTACGCTGGCGAATTAGCGCTACCGTACATTGCAGCTGCTGTCCTTTCAGGAGATACTCTTGCAAACAACTACATCACCGTAAAGGAAAATGTAAAATACAAAGCAGTACTTAAAATCTTGGCTTCTTCAGGATTGGTACAACCTGCTACTTGTGACTTTGATAACTCAGATGCTGCACTTACTCTTACTGAGCGCGTTCTTACTGTAACTGACCTTATGGTTAATGTGCAAGTTTGTAAGGCAGAATTTGCACGTGATTGGGAAGCGGCTCAAACTGGCCGTGGTTTCATCAACGATACTGTACCTGCTAACTTCGCTGATTTCTTAATCTCTCACTTGGCTGCTAAAGTAGCACAAGAAATTGAAGTATCTATCTGGCAAGGTGGATCATTTACAGGATTAACTTCTTTGATTAACGCTGTAGGTGGATTCGATGTAGACTTTACTACTGCTTTGACTGCTAACAACGTAATTGCTAAATTGCAAGAGTGCACAGATGCATTGCCATCTACTTTGATTGGCTCACCTGATTTGAAGATTTACGTTAACCGTAAGACTGCACAGTTATACCGTCAAGCTTTGGCTGCTGCAGGTTACTTGCAAACATTCCAAGGTACTACTACTTTCCCATTGACTTTCAACGGGTACGAAGTTTATGTTTGCCCAGGTATCGCTGATAACGTAGTTATCTTAGCTACTCCTGCTAACTTAGTGTTTGGAACAGATTTATTGTCTGACCAAAACGAAGTTAAGGTTGTAGACATGAGCTTTACTGATGCTTCTGACAACGTAAGAATGGCTATGCGCTTCCGCGCTGGTGTTCAGTTCGCTGTACGTGGTGACATCGTATTAGGTTTAGTAGACTAAATAATACTCCTTTGTTAAAGAGTGGGTAAGCTAAGAGCTGCCCATTCTTTGCAAAGTATATTTTAAATAATTAAATAAAAAAAGAACATGAGCTGTCTAACTACCGCGGGCTTCCAAATTAACTGTAAAGAGGGAATCGGAGGCATCAAAGCTATCTACTTGGGAGACTATGCTACATTCGCTAACTCTGCTACAATTGACGGAGCAAGTAACTTAGTTACTGCCTTAGACACTGGTAGCGTTTACGAATTTGAGCTACCTAAGCACACAGGATCATTCACTGAAGAGGCTGCTATCAGCATCGAGAATGGTACTGTATTTTACACTCAAACTATTGTAGCTTCATTCCATGGGATGAGCGCTGCACGTGCACTACAACTACAAAACATTTCTAAAGGTCGCAACGTATTATTTGTACAAGATAATAACGATAACATTTGGATGTGCGGATATAAGGATGGGGTAGAAGTAACTGCTTTCACAACAGCTACAGGAACTGCTAAGGGAGACCTTAACGGATACACCATCACATTCACCGGAGAAGAGAAAGATAAAGCGTACTTGCTTGATCAAGATGCTGGAGATACTCCATTCCAAGACTTTGCTACAGTTACTGTAGTAGCAGGATCACTTTAAAATAAATTGTGCTATATTTA